TTCTTTTCAAACTTAATAACAGACCTAAACTTGTCAAACAATTGGTCACCCTTGTGGCTGATGACAAAGATGTTTGTATCAGTACCCATTTCATGTATCAATTTTAGAAACTCTTCAGTACCGACAGTATCTAAACTGGAATCAAACACTTCATCCAATATCAATAGGTTTGTATTGGTTGAATTCTTTAACTTTGCAATCTGTCTCCATGTAAACAATAAGGCCAAATCAATACGCATTTTCTCTCCTTCGGAGAAATTAGCATAAGAAAACTCATCACGATGCCTACTCTTAATTGTTTCTTCAAAGTTCTCATTGATATTAAAGTTCACAAAGAAATCCATGGCTGTCAAATACTTATTAATCAATTTGTTCATGATCGGTAAGTATTGTTTAATGATTTTGGTTTTGATACCAGTATCTTTTAACAAAGTGGCAGCAAACTCAAAATACATTTTCTCATTTGTTAACTGTTCGTAGGTTGTATTCAGTTCAACCAATTCAGCTTTCAATTCAGTTAGTTTCTTATTGTCTTCTTCCAAGTTTACTTTCTTGTTAGACAATTCGGTTATCTCAAGATTCAACTTATCAATATACTTACGAATAGATGTGATTGTTGAATTGTTTCCAACTATCTGTGAGTTATGTTTGGTAACATTATCTATGACTGTTGCAATCTCGGCCATTTGTTGACTGATGTTTGCAATTTCATTCTTAATTTCCGTAAGACCCGTTTTTTGTTGAATGAGTTTTTCTTTTCGTTCAGTAATTTGTGATTGCTTGAATTCTTCTTCAAGTGGATGTCTACAAGTTGGACAGTCATCATTTGATTCATAGAAGGTTACATCTTTCTCATTCTTTTTAATATTGTTTTCAACCTTGGTTTCAAGTTGTAATAACTTTTTGGATTTATTTTCCAAAGAAGTCTTTTCACTACCTATCTTTTTAGATAGAATGTCAATGTGCTTTTGTATCTTTTCATTATCAGATGTAAGTTGATCCAACTGTTCTTGGTTGGTTACAATCTCATCACGCTTACGTTGTACTTCTTCTTCGTTGGCCTGTTTGTGGTCTTCAATGTTTTGTTTTTGGAGTGTTATTTTCTCTTGAGCCAGATTAACATCATACTTGAGTTTTGTTATGGCATCTTTAAACTCTGCCATCTTATCTTTGACAACACCATTCATTGAAGAGAAGATTTGAATGTCTAACAAGTCTTCAATGATGGCTCTACGATCACCAGGAGATAACTGCATGAACGGAACAAAAGAAGCTGAACCAAGGATGACTACTTGCGTAAAGGACTTGTAGTTTAGTTTGAGAATAAACTTCTCTAAATGTTCCTGATAGTCTTTAGCTTTCGCATCCTGGTTCACCAAACTGCCATTACAATATATTTCAAACGTGTTTGGTTTAATACCACGGATGATTTTATACTGTTTAGTACCAATAGAAAACTCTACCTCAATCACACAATCATTTTGATTGATGGAGTTCAATAACTGTGGTTTATTTATTTTACGAAATGGTTTACCAAACAAACCAAAACATAAAGCATCAAGCACAGTAGATTTACCTGCGCCATTATGGCCAATGATTAGTGTGTTTGGAGATTGGTTTAACTTTATCTTAGTTGGTGAAGCACCAGTACTGAGAAAGTTTTTCCATTGTACAGATTCAAAATTTATCATGCAGTTTCTAGGTTCAAAGCCTCAACGTATAATTCTCTTAGTATGCCTTTAAGTTTGCCGTTGTCTATATTATCTTGTTTGATAGAATCAACATACTTGTTTAGTATTGTTAATGTATCTTCAGCTTGATCCACCATCTCTTCTTCAAGGCCTTCGGTGTAATCTGTAAAGTCTTCAGCAATAGTAATATCAACAGGATTGACATTATAAAGGTTATTCATAAATTTGTCAAACAAATATGGATTGGTTTTATTCACTACTACCACTTTGACATACTTGCCAGCATAAGGCACCATATCTTTGGCACCGATTTCGGCAATTGTTTCTGCCTTATCATCATAAACAATCCTGTGAAACATCACATTTGGATTGTGTATAAAACTAAGTTCACGGTTTGCCAAATCAAATAAATGAAAACCACGGGGATCATTGTAATCTTGCCAAGTGAGCTCATACGGATTCCCCAAATAAAAAATGCTATCAGCATTAGATTTATGATGGTAATGGCCTGAGAAAGTGTAATCGAATTTATTAAATATTCCACGGTCTAATCCTTCCTGAGATGGCATGCCACGGTGCATAGCAAATCCGGCAATCTCAAAATGACCCATACAAAGAGTAGCTGAAGTATGTTTCAACTCCAACATAGATTGTTCGTAATTATCTGCACAAATCCATGGCATCATACACACATCGTAACTTGTATTACCATAATCTAAGTGAATTGTTTGTGGGCTATTGATGATGGTAATATTTACATAATCACCTATCAATAGGTTACCAGAGTTCACCTCATTAGTGTTCTTGAAATATGTATCATGGTTACCAATCAAAACGTAGACTTTGATCTCTCTTTTGGCCAACTCATCAAAGAACATTTCTTTTGCTCTTTTAAGTGTGTGGAAATTTATATATTTGCGCCTATCAAAAGTGTCACCAAGAATAAGAACAGTATCAATTCGTTCACTATCAATAATAGGAAAGAATGTTTCATTATAAAATTTTTCATAGTAATCCAAAAAGTGTGTAGAATCATTACGAGCTCCAAAGTGTTGGTCAGTTATTATTGCTACTTTCATATTTCATCGTTTTGTTGTTAGCCTGTAGGACACGTTGTCTCAGTTCTGTTGTACTGAAGCTGTGTTGTCTGGAGTTAAAGTAAACACCAATCGGTAAATTACAACCAGTAAATTGTTTATCTCTGTACTCCTCACCTATGATTCTAACATCAATTGGGAAGGATGTCAAGATGTCCATCAATTCTTTTTCGGTAGAATATGGTACAATTTCATCCACATACTTACATGCCTTAACCTGAATGAATCTTTCCAGTAGTGTTTGTACTGGTTTATTCTTCTCAGCTCTATCTATGGTTGGATCGGTTTGTAATCCTACAATCAAATAATCACATTGTGTTCTTGCTTCTTGTAACATCATCACATGACCTGCATGAAACAAATCAAAGGTTGAACAGGTAAATCCTACTTTCATTATGACTCCTCAATAAACTTTTCTAATCCTTTAGGTTTTTTAGTATCCTTGGCTTCTTTTTTGGCAGCTTTGGCACTCTCATAGTTACCGATGAACTCGGATATGTTATCATACAATTCAAATTGACTGGAAGTCCCATCCTCATGTTCCAACATCTCAAATTCATCTAGAATACCAATCATCTCTGTGGCTTTGTACTTCACATACAACTGTTTCTTCTCCTTCTGTATTCTACGGAGAAAGGCATAGTAGATGATTTGTGTAAAATAAGCAAATGGATTCTTTGATTTGGTTTCATCAAAGTTGGCAAAGTACATCAAACAGTTTTCAATACCATCCGATATCATTTCATCTCTATAAGAGTAATTGATAAAGTTTGGCTTGTGAGATAAACCTTCTGCAATCTTCATAAAGCATTCACCAATGTAGTTTGGTATTGCTGGTGCAGGTAGGTTTAGTTTTTTAGACTCCTTGACCTTAGCTTTGTAATCAGTTAAGGCCAATAAGAAATCAGCGTTGTTAATGTAATGTTTTTGTTTACTCATAATATATACCACAGAAAGTTGTTGACAAAAGGCTTGACATCGAGTATAGTCCTCGGTGTACCCTATGAAGATTAATGTATTAATTCACCTTTAGACATTTCCATATCTTCTAATTTATTAATCCAATCCATACTATCTGGATCATCAGTACCAGATTTTTGAATTTTCTTCAATTCTAATTTAGCTTGAATTTCTTCTTCCATCTCTTGAACTTGATTCAAATAATATTCAGCAAAATTTTCTTCAGGTTCAGCCACAAATAAAACATCTTTAGATTTCAATACAGATTCATTCATTTTCATAATTTGAACAGGTAACCAGTTTTGTAACATCAAAGCAAAAGTTCTACCTGTATCTTTGAGGATAAAAATCATTGGAGATTTCAGATAATATGTGCCGTCTGCCTCTATTAAACCTGCTATAAGGTCTTCGCCTGAGGTAAGTCTTACAATCTTTACGTCTTTAATTTCCATTTTTAAGTCCTATCTTGTAAACTTTGAAAGAGAACTGTTCACCTTTATATATCTTCACTCTTTCCACGAAATGTCTTAATGTAAAATTCATATGTTTTTTGTATGTAAGGTCATCGGCAATGTCGTATAAAGTTGCAATGGATTTACCTTCAGAATTTCTGAGGCCTCGACCAATTGATTGCAAGTTTCTAACTCTAGACTTTGACGGTGATGCAAATATAATATTGTGCAAATTGCGTATATTAATTCCAGTTGAAAAGGTACCATAAGAAGCCACAATAATAGCATCATTTTCTTTCTCCATAATAGTTCGAACTGTTTCTCTATCATCAGTAGATGTACCACCATGAATAAAGAAAACCTTTCTGTTGCCAAGTTTCTCTGTTTCTAGTATCATATTATACAGGAGTTGGCCATGTTTTTCAACCATTTGATACAAAATAAGTGTATTTTCTTTCAAGCTTACCGCAAGATTCTTAATAAATTTATTGCGTTCCTCATTCATAATTAAATAACCAAGCTCTTCTTGATATGTGTACTCTCTCATGGCTTTACAGAGCTCTTCTGGATGTTTCAACACAAGACATTTGATTTCAAAATCTGAAACCTGTTTGTTGTCCATCAACTCTTTGGTAGTAATAACCTTTTTAATTTGACCAAATAATCCTTCTAGTACTAATTTGTGTGTCTTGGAATCATCTAAGGTGCCCGTAAGACCAATACGATACTTGGTCTTGTTACATGCTGTAAGTATCTTGGTTAACGATTGT